TTTTGTTTGACAACGGTACTTGAGGGACTAGTTGTTGCAACTTCGTACCAGATATTAGAGTACCAGAAGAACCTAAGTAACGATTTTCGAATTCTTGTGCAAATCGATCTTCATCAAAGTTCATTGCGGCAAGAGTATCTTGCTTCCATTTGAGATCTCTTCCGGGGACTGCTTGCCATGGAATTGAGATTAGCTTATAGTTGTTTTGGCCCTGTCTTGCAAGCGACGTTATCTTATAAAAGTGGTTCAGTCCATTAACTGTACTGATCAGAACAATCTTGGTTGTTTGACCAGATGTGATTGTAGGAAGAACCGACGTAAAGAATTTATCCCACCCTTCAATAAATGCAGCCTCGTCAATAATCAGCAGGTTGATTGCATAACCACGAATGTTATTTGAGCTCGTTGCAGCTGCAATTACTCGGCTACCATTCTCGAGCTCAAAAGATCCTTTATTCCATTCGATTACACCCTGCTGCATCCACTTTGGGAGATGCTCATATGCAAGCTGGATACGAGAAAGGATTTCACGGGCAGTCTCTGCTTTGTTGGCAAGAATAGCAACCGTCTTGTTCTCGTTGAATAGAATGTAGTGAAGAACAATACAAGTAATAGCTGTAGTCTTTCCACTCTGCCGGGCGCATTCCGCTACAGTATATCTTTCTTTATATACAGTCTCAATAATCTCTTTCTGGTAATCATACAATTCAATTGTCATCAAACCTTTATCGACGTTAACAATCGACATGTGGTTTTCTGAGAAATACACAGGGTCACTAGCACACTTAACATACTCTTGGACTAATTCAGGAGTCCACTGTATAGCTACATTTGATCGTTTAAGTGTACCAGATCCGCGATAGCCACGAAACTCTGGCTTATTCATTTACTCTCCATCTTCTTTAACTTTGTGTAGTAGTTTGGATCCTCGCCAATATGATCACTAGCTATTTCAAATGCAATCTTAGAATTTGATGAATGCTCATGTTCAACTTTGACTCCAGCCTTGAGCTGTTTAACAATATGTGACAAAGGAACACCGTGTTTTGCAGCTAGTTGTGTTGGCGACAACGTCTTTTTGTCAAGAATTGTGCTTTCCATGTAAGTAGATATTCCAGGGACTCCTTTTTTCTTGTTCCCTTTCCACCGATTGTACCCAACGACGCCAAATTGTCCCCACTTGTAGGCAGTTCCTCCTAATGCTCCTCCGGCAGCAACTGCGACTGGATTTGTCACCCCTAGTCCTATCATTGCAGCTCGGGTTGCAAGGTTTGCAGCGGTTGTAGTTGATGCGAACGGAACCATGTTTGCTGCTGTGAGGTCAATGTGTTTTTCAAGTGACTTACGTAGAGAATGACCGGTCTTCCAGTCACGATTAATGTCAGTTATCTTTTTCTTCCAATACGGAGCTGCTGCAACAGACTTGACGACTCCGCCGCCTATTAGTCCAACCTTAGAGCTCGAGATTGCATCTTTGACTAGCCCAGTGGCAAGACCTATTCCTTCTGCTGCACCACCACCCCATGTGCTGTATGAAGCTCCAGGGAGCATATTAACATCGCCTATTGGGTCAAACTTATGGGAAGCAGCTTTGAGAAATGAGTTCTTGGTATACTTACCAGCCGGCTTGCCGGTAGAATCAACATGCGACCACTGCTGGTCTGCATGCTTATATGTTATATGATGTTCTGGCTTAGCTGCAGCCTGCGCGTCTGAAAATTCCTTATGAGGACCGCTTACAATCAGCTTGTCGGCATTGCGCACGTAATAGTGCTCTGCCGGGTTCTTATGAACAAATTTGCTTGCTACACGTGTTAGTGTGTCGTCAATCTGTTGTTTATGTGAACTGACAAACTGCTTAAACGTCTTCATCTTTGCCCTTTGCTTGAGCTAGCATCTTTTGTAACTCTGCTGTTGTGATAATCAGATTTTGATTGACAGTTTGTGGCGCACCATTAGCAAGCCGTGCAGTCGCCTTTGTCTGTTCATCAATATTACGAATCTCAACTAGCTCTTTGTTAGCAGCAACAAGCGACGTTAACATTTCTGTCAGCACACGATATACGCGGCCATCGCTGCTCTGCTGAGCTAAAAATGCGAGTTCACCAAATGCCTGCTGTCCAACTTCAATAAGCTGTTCGATGTTTCCTTTAGCAGTCTCAAACTCTGTGTTCCCTTTTGTCATTTGTACCTGTATATTGTTAACAGGTACAAGTGGCGTCAGGTTAAGAGCAGTCGCTAGTGGATCATTGTTACTTGTGTTCATCCTCTGGGCTCCAAAATAATTCATGCTGTGATGGAATCAAAACCTGTCCTCTTATAGGAGGGCGAGTTTTGTCCTTCCATGCATATATATGTCCTGAGTGCGTATGAGCAAGATAAAAGTCCGTACCAACTTTCTTTGACTCTGGCGAAGTCTCCCTTTCAACATATGTAATCTGGTTTGGATGCGGCTCCCCACCCCCTTTCATCGAAACAAACTCAATGATGAACTGTTTAAATGATATCATGACAGCATTACTCCTCCGTTAACATCGTGGCAGAACCCAAAGTCGTCGTCTACCTCGATAATTGATGTGTTGACAGACAACGAGCTATTCGATGTCGGCGATCCATTAGCTAGTAGTCCTGGCTTGGTGACAATAGATCCAACGTGGCCATTGCCTGGCGATACATAAAATTCTGTATTGACGATCTTGATGATTGGCTTGTCGACAATTGGCCCATACATCCACCCCTTCATCGTGAACGACAACGTCCATATAATGTAACGTCTCTCGAGTTCATCACCAGCATAGTTGTCCTGATACGATACGCTATTAAGGACGATTGGAATATCCTTCTTTTCGTTCATCTCTGGAATCAGGTCAACAGTGACCGTCCAGTCTGGTGTGAACCGAGGAACGATTTGCTCTATTATTTTTGTCCCATCCTCAACAAACTTTGTGTACACATACAGATTGAAGTTGAAATCATATGGAACTGGGTTATACTGACGCATCAGCTTATTTGGGTTAGTTGACTTAACGACGTTGCGGCCACTCGAGTTTAATTTACGGCGCGCATCGTAGTTCATATTAAGAAACTCGAATGACATACGAGGGAGAGTAATTGCAGTCAATCTCTGGAACTCCGGGTCCATATCATCACTAACAAAACGCTTGTCCTTGGGTCCGTAGATCAAAGGAACCTTGACAAGCTGCGAGACGTCTCCTCCAGAGGTAGTACGTGTGATATATGTATCCTTGAATATGTGGCCAAATACAATGACCATTTTCCGTAGAGTGCCGAAATAGAATGGAGGTGTGCCGAGCATTAATATGGTTCCTTTTCGTTGAATGGATTGTGTTCTGCCCAATCGATGATATCAGCAGCCTCATCAGCAATTCGCGTGTTGTCTGCTTCTGGTTCCCACTGTGCGATGTTAGACTCAAACTGATCGAGAACAATCAAGTTGCCGTTCTCTGTTAGAAGTGGATGACCATCTTCGCTGACAAGTGCATAATCGACAGCATTGAATGTATGCCGCGGCTGCAACTGATCGATTTCGGCAATCCCAGTTCGGAAGATTTCATCACTATACTCGAATAGTTCGCAAGTGATATCATATAACTGCAGCTCACCAAGCTGATAGAAGAATGGTTTGTTATCTGCCTGACGAATCTCAAAACACTTTGCATTCATTGGGAAGTATATAATGTCCCCTTCACGAGGACGAAGAATTTCTGGGTATAGATTGGTTACTTCTTGTGCAAATCGTCGGCGAGCAATCGAGAAGACAAACTGATCACGGACCTCCAATTGGAACTTCGAGAAGAAGCTTTCTTGCCCAACGAATCCAGCATACGATTTCATATAGATTTCTAGAGGAATCGCTTGACCGAATACGCTCTGATCGTCTTCATAGTACAATCCATCAAAGTGTCCTCGAGTACGCGGAAGATAGTACATCTGCATTCCAACAGCCTGCATAGATTCAATAAGCAGATCTTCAAGTAGATTCTGCTCACTAG